GCACCAGTATCTGCAAATCCAGCCCCGCCTCCACCAGCAATGACGAGATACTCAACCGTGCTGTATGTGTCGCCTACAGAGGTAACAGTAAACGTACCATCGCCAGTGAATGTGTGTATCTTATAATTACCGCTGGTTGTTATAGTGCCGCCTGTGGCAGTGATAAAAGGGTTGCCCACATTTGACGCAGCAAACAGGGTTACTTTACTTGCTCCTAATGGCATAACTATCCTCCTTTAGGCCATTGCCTCGCCAGAGAAAAACCCATACCAAACTGGCGATGATCCACCGTTAAAGGTATAGAAAGTAAGAATATCAATACCTGTAGTAGCGGTTGTAGTCAGTGTTGGCGCATCTCCACCCGCCCACTTCACAGAAGTGAACGCTCCAGTTCTTGAGCCTGTTCCATCCTGAGTAAGAATCAAAGTCATGGAAGTTCCGGCCTGTAAACCTGATCCAGACGGCATTGTGAATGTGCAGTTTCCAGTCATAGTCCATGTCTGTACGTTGCCGTTAGTCTCATCCAGAGTTTTTGCTGTAGCTGTATCACCACCAGCATATACAGTTTCTGCATAATCTTTTATAACTGGACGACTCGTAACAAAATCTGAAAGAATGACTGCGCTACCCGAAGATGCGCTTAATGTTTTTGATGCCTCGGCAGTTCCTAAAGTAGTAATATCATTATAATTCAATTCGGCAGTTGTACCAGTATAGCCATCAATTAAATTTAACTCAGTCGCCGTTGCTGTAACTAATGTACCACCAAGCAACAATCCATTTGTCCCATCATGCGAAGCGACATCAAAATCATACGCTCCATCCGCAATAGTAACATCTCCACTTGCATCTGCTGTCAATACTTTGGATGCTTCTGAAGTTCCTTGAGTAGTAACATCTAGAGTGTTTAATTCCGCTGTAGTACCAGTATAACCGTCAATCAAGTTTAATTCAGCCGCAGTTCCTGTAACCGCAGCTGCACCTAGACTGGTGAACTGACTCTGCAATACGGATTTGACGAGACGAATCTGGTCGTCGCCTTGACTAATTGGGTCTGTACCTAGCGGATTTGTAGCCGAAAGTTCGCTAATATATGTGGCCGTTTCTACGCCCATAATACACCTCCTATGCTAATTCAAAAATACCACTGGCACTAGGAGTGACAGTTAGCGTGTTATCTTGGGCCAGAGTAAACTGCGATGTAGTCAACTTAGACATACATACCAACGATCCACCGGATTTATAAATAACCGCGTATTTAACATTCGGGATCGTGCCCCCCGTAGCAGTCCATACGACCGCCGTAGAATCAAAACGATATTTATCAGTAGCAACAGAAGCCCAAGTCCTGCTGGTAACAGAAGCACCACCTGTGGTGTATCCATTGCCATTAGCTACTTCGCTCCCTATAGATGCGTATGTAGATAAATTACCATCGTTTGCGTTAGTGCTTGCCGCGCTAGTGTGCAATGACATTTGAAACCCATCTGTCGTTCCAGCTAAATCCCACGCAGTTGCACCACCTAGATTTTCTCTAAATGAATTAAAAAATGCCCATGCAGTAGCAGCCATTTTACTTTACCTCCTCTCTAAGTTTTAATGAATCCTTTGGATTCTTAATTATATGCGATATCAAACCATCCCCATGGATAGCCAAATCATAATGCTCGCCAGTGCCTTCAATCATTTGAACAAATTCTCTTGCCTGATGATAATGAGCCGGAGTGCATTTGAACTCCCTTCCAGATACAACAATATTAATAATTTGTTCTTTGTCATTCTCTGGTTGTTTATAAGCATGATGATCATCCATAATACAGCTATCGAATCCAAACATTTCTATCCTATGAAAACCAAGCATCCTCATAACATGTATAGCCCTTAACGTAACTGTAGCACCTCCCATTACTGGGAAATAATCCACATATCTCTTTCCGTATTGCTTATCAAGCATTTCCTTACAGTCATCCTGACCCTCACAATGCCATATCCATACATTGTAACCTTCCAATTTATCAAAAACGGATGGATGACACTGAGAAGAAATCAAATACTTCACGTCCTTGGACAATGGCTCAACAAAACGATTATTAAATTCCCTGCTATCTAGCATTATCATAGCAGATGGATTTAATCCTTTATCTACACAATATTTATAAGACCCATTTACTGTAACCAGAGGCATTCCATCTTTCCTCTTTTTAGCAAGATCATCACAAGTAGCATTCAAAGTAGCTCCACCAAGAGCTAAAGCAATCACTTTATCCCATTGTGTTTCATAAGGCTCTACTTGTGGTAATCCCCTCTTTATATTTTCTTTTACGTATTCCCTTATAATTGCTGGATCGGCATTTACAGAAGCCAGAATTTCAGGAACTGGAAACCATTTCTTCTCCCAAACTACAACTTTAACTGGCTCTACCAAAACTGAGGGAGGATGAGTTTGAAGTTTACTAACTGCTTGATCCACGAAATTCCATCCTTATTTCCAATCCCTTAGCGGCTGATCCGCTTGCTATCTGGTCTATATCTATTCTCAATACAGTAGCGGTGTATACTCTGTTTGTGACACCGCTTGAATTAATTACAACAGGGATAGCCGCAGTAGACGAGTCTGTCTCTCCAGCATCTATTGTCAGTTTTGTAGTTAATAAGTCAACCGCAGTAGTTAAATTATGTAATTGAACATCTGTTGTAGCACCAGTGCCTGCAGTATATACATGACCACCTATGGAATAAAGATACAATTCATTAAAGGTAGCCGGAATTGTAACTGCTGTAATACCATCTCCAACGTATGTATCATCAGCATCTGGAAGCGCTTTAATTACTATAGTTCTATAAAAAAATGGAGTATCTATCCCCAGTATCTTTCTAGTTCTTCCAATAGCATTATCCCAATAAGCAATATAATCAGATCCTTCTGTCATAGTAGAATCTGTATTAAGAGTATTAATTAATTCTTGTTTATCATTATTTAAATTTGAAAAGTTTCCGTCCACTTCCGAAAATGAAAGCGGAGATCCTTTTGTTTCTCTAAGTGTTATAGTAGCCATTATATTTCCTATGAGCTCGCATCATTTTCACAATACCCAATTGTCCAATAATTATACTGTGCGTATGGTAAAACGCCATAAGGGAACTTTCTTGGCATTTTTTCATAGAACTTTCTCCCATTAACCATTCTGTAAGCAACTCTACGTGGCGGACCTTTATACCCACCTCCGTATCTAAATCTTCTTGCCATCAGTAAGTTGCCTCCAACTCTGGTTCTAGATTTCTGCCCCTTCTTGGCATTGGAGGCATCGCATCCATATCGTATATCCTAGATAATGCATCTAAAAAATCTGGGTGTATACTTGGAAATAAACAATACTCATTTTCTTTTACCCAGTTAGAAAGATCGTATAATTTTCCTTCCTCATTCTTACACAATATTTTTTTAGAATTTAGAAAGTCTTGCTTTCTTTCCTTGTAGTCTACTTGAGATGATGTTAGATGATTCTTATCTGTTGGATAAGGAAAAAAGAATGAGCCATCCTTTAAGTCAGGTTCTAACCGCTGTATCCTATCTTTCTTAGATTGAGAACCCCCACCACCGACCCAGTTCAATTCATATATGGGAAATGAACTTCCTTCTATTCTCATCATCTCTTTAAAATGTTCTATATCTGCTTGGGCACCGTATCTTTCATAACCCACCTTAACTTCCCTTATTCCTGGAGCTCTTTTCCATTTAGTCCTAAGCTTCTTAAGATGCTCCCACCTTTCAGATAGAGATAATCTATGGCATAACCCATCAAGTAAAAATTTATTATAATTTGCATCTACCCCCACTACGGCCATAGCTGTTCTATTGGATGTTTTTTTCTTAGAATGGGCTGGATCGCACATTAGGTACACATTCATAGTATATGGTCTTACTTCCCACTCCTGCCACCATTCTTCTTTAAATGCTATATCAGAACCAGCTATAGGATTCAACAATTGCTGACATGCAACTGTAAATGAAGAGGTTGTTTTTTTTATTTCTTCCCATCTTTCACTAGTAAGAAAAACAGGCTCTCCATCCATTGTACCGCTATAGGTAGCTGCGTGTATTCTTGGCTTTACCGCAGCTCTTTGAAGAATAGTACCATATGTATCACCGTAAGAATATCTAGTCCCAGCATATTGATATCTTGGGGAATGCGTAGATCCAAGATTCAATGACAACTCCCACTGAGTTGTAGTCTTGCTAATCTGTTCTGGAGTTGACACAGACTCCTGAACCACCACATCATCATAGATAATTAAATCAAAGTGGCGTCCAGTAGGCTGTCCATCAACAAGACCATGAGC